AACTAACAATTTTGTTTAATATTTTTACTGTTATTAAATGACACTGCAAAAAAGACCTTGACTATTTGGTTCGATCTGTATTATGGTCTATCTAAAAAGGTTATCGTTAAGTATCCCATTACATTTATTCAACATATATGACAAGATAGTTACAAAAGCTCTTGACATTTCTATGTATCTGTGATACACTCAAATCATGGCAAGTACAACAGTTCAAGCAAAAGCAGATAATCAGCTTGATTCTATGCTTGTTGAGTTTCTAGAAGATACGCACTTGCCTGATAAGGCAAGACCAAACGATAGTGCGGTAGCTAGTAAGCCCGCTAGGCGGAGATCTAGACCGAAACCCAAGCCAAAAGCAAAAGGTGATGGATTGACCCTTAAGCAAAAGGTTATGGTAGATGCCTACTTAGATAAGAGTAACCCTAAGACATACTCTAACAAAACACAGTCCGCCCTCGTTGCTTATAACATAGCACCAGACAACACCAACCTAGCGGGTCAAGTAGGACATGATACCTTGAAAATACCAAAGGTACAGAACTACCTAGAGCGCAGATGCGAAGAGATGGGTATAGGAGTAGAGGTTCGAGTAGACACTTTACGCCAAATAGTCAAAGGTGAAGGTGTTACCAAGACCACTATCAAGCACAAGACCAAAGCTGCTGGTGACAATGAGTTCAAGGTTACCCGCATACAAGAGGTCGAGACCCCCCCACGCGTACACGATAGGATCATAGCTATCAAAGAGATCAATAGCATGACTGGATACTATAAGCAACAGGAGATAGACAAGCAGATAGCGCTAAGTGAAGTACGCAGCATGTACGATAAGATCGTAGGCACCGGGAAGAACCGGGCTAGGGGGGAAAAGGAGTCCCGTGATATATAATATTGTCCCTCCCCTTGAAGCTCGCAACCAAATTTTGCAAGGGGCTATCTTTAATATCACGTTTGGAAACATTACCAAGCGGTAACATCTTGTCGAATACAGGCTTTATTTGTGTAAATGTTACCAAGCAGGAACATTGTTAAAGGGTTCTCCTATGCTGATAAGTTCCGCAAGGGACGACTTAGTCGCAAAGCGTCTTGGTAGGCATGGGAGTATATTAAATATAACGGAGGCAAAGAGATGAAGGCTAAACCTAAAAAAGACGGTAGCGGTAGGGGCACTAGGGCTAATCAGGGAAGGGGTGGTTGCAAGACCACAAGGAAGACTGGCAGAGGTAAATGATATGACAGTTAAAGAATTGCGAAAATATTTGAGATGGTTGCCGGGGAAAGATACAGTTTATCTTGATACGGAGAAAGCTATGTATTTGGAACATATTGATGAAGTAGAGATTAGAAAGAGGAACACAAATTTAACTTCTTATGTATCGCTAAGATCTTATGGGGAGAATGGTACAGGCTAATGATTCTAGCACCGCCAAGGATGGAACGACTAGACAGGGAATTGCGAAAGGGTGAAGCTCCGATGGTAGAGGCCCGTGAAGAGGCATACGAATGTCTTGAGGATTTCATAGACCCTGCTGAATATATACCCGATGAGTTTTGCGAGAATTGTTGCTATTGGGAAGAGTGCGGTGATGTGATGAGACTGTGGATGTTTACTTCGGGTTATGGGAAGTGCCGGTGTGAAAAATTTTGCGATGAATACGCATGGCAAGAGCCTGGTCCTCCGGAGGATGGGTTGGTAGTGCTAGGGGCGAGTTGTCAAGCTACTGGATTTGTAACAGGTCCCAAGTTTGGGTGTAGACACCATGAGAGTAGGGAGGAAGAATGATTAGAACGGGTGAGCCTGTTAATTTTTATTATAGTGGTCCATTTAGTACACGTTTTTGGGAACGAATTAACGTACTGAAAAATGACAATGATATGTACCGATTAGGTGTAATGTTGCAGAATCTTGAAGAATATGTTGCGGAACAATTATTGAAAGCGGAAGGGAAGGAGAAGGAATGAAACCATTATATTTGGTAGTGCATGAGGGTGAGATTTTGAAGGCGTATAAAGACAAAGAGTCAGCAAAGTTTATTGCGAAAGAATTGATTGCAGACAATCTTTGGATACCGGATGATGTAGCGATATATTCGGTTAATTGTGGGGAGATAGAAAATGGCTGAAAAAACATGGGCTGATAAGATTATGGATTTTATAGAAAAAGCCTCTTTGGTTAAAATCGATAGACCGCCGGAAATGTCTGAAGAGGAAATACAATCAAGAAAGGAGAGTCTAGCAGAAAGAGAAAGAATGGGAATATTAAACCGTGAAGATACTGAAGGTATTTTCTCAAAAGCAATGCGATGGGTTAGTAAACCCTATACACGAGATATGGGAGTTGGCAGAGATGATCCAAACCAGACCGTTCCGACTAAGGCTGGATATAAATATTAGGGGGTGCTTATGGCACTAGATAATGACGAAATAAACGCACTATATAAAAAGCTTGCAGAAACAAGATTAGATACTGCCGCCGGGTTAGATTGTACTGATACCACAAATGGTAGTAAACTAGATTGGAAACGATGGGATGTTCCAATGATTTCTTGGGACGAAAATACAACGAATGGTACTGATTTGGTATATGGCAAATATTCTTATACACCATATCCATATCAAATAATTCCTTGGAACCAACCGGAAATATCTGAGGATGGTGGTTTTATTGTACCGGGAGATTTAGCTAGTCAAATTAAAAATCTTTTAAAGGATACGGAGGTATTCGAAATGTATGTTTATGACATTGTTTTAGTAGACACAAAAGAGTGCGAGGTTATTCACAGGTTTGAAAACATAGTTGCTGTAGATGAGAAAATGGCAATGCTTGAGGTTGATCTGAAAGAGGCACCCGCATTCATAAAACAGTCATTAAAAAAGGGCGAAGCTAAACTCATCTTCAAGGTAGTGGGCGGGTTTGACAAATTCAAAGAGAAGGGGAAATAAATGGCAGACGTAGACGTTTTTGAAGAACTTGATGAAAAACACGAAGAATACGATGAGGCCACAGCCAAGGCCGCAGGGAAAGAAGCAGAAAAAACCGCTGAAGCAGACCCAAAACTTGAGAAGAATCCTTTTGGATCTGGCGAAGGCGACGTTTCCAGGGCACAGAGAGCTGCGAGACACGTAGCAGACTTCACACAAGACGATGATTTGCCGGTTCCTCATGTACCAAAAAACACAGAAATGGTACTTGTACAGGACTATGCGGGACGTTTGAAGACATGGCATTATGGTAATCTTGCTGTTGTGCAGGAAATGGCGCAGAATATGAAGGGAAGGAAGAGGCTGTTCATGGTAGTGCCTAGTAAGAGTGAACTGCAAGAGATTAATGCTTTAGGAGATCCAATAAACAGAGGATGAAACAATATCAGAAGCCTTTCCAGATGTCCTCTTACGAACGCAATAGATTTAACTCTATGGTAAAGGAATGTAATGGGGACAAGAAAGAGGCTTTTGATTATTGGTTAAGGTGGAAGATTAAAACTGATCTGTTCTTTTTCGGTAATGAAGTTTTGGGATGGCGCAATGCATGTAATAAATTGCGGACCAGGTGGCGGGTAGACCCAATACTACACAAATGGTTGGCTGATGCGCTGATGTCTGAAGAAGATATTTTGATTATTATATCTAGGCTGCATTTAAAAACTACCTGGGTAAAGTTGAGAATAGCTCAGCGTGTTCTTATTAACCCAAACATAAGGATTGGTTTGTTTTCTACAACTACGAAATTAGTGAGAAGGGAGTTGGCAGATATTAAAAGGATATTTGCTACTCCTATTGTTTTAAGATTGTTTGCAGAGCAGGTTCCTGCCCCAGGGAAAGATTATAAGGATTGGGAAAAGTCAACCCTGGATGAGTTGACTATTAAGAGAGATCATTCTCTTGGCAAGATGCCGCAGGAGTGTCAGATTACCGTGGCCGGTGCAGACACAAAGATAACAGGGTTTCACTTCGATGCTGCTTTCTTTGACGACATCATCGACAAGGATACCGTTAAGACAGTTGAACAGATGGAGAAGGCCGAAGAGTTTTGGGAGTACATGCAGCCTATTTTAGAAACAGATGCAGTAGTAACCATGACCGGCACTCCGTATCACTATCGGGATCTGTATGCCAAGATTGTTCGGGAGAAGCAGTTTAAGAATGTTTTCTGGAGAGGGAATATTGAGAATGGTAAACCGATTTACAAATCATGGTTTACCCTTAAAGACTTTGAGCGGCTTAAAAAGAGGATGGGGCGGCAGAATTATTTTGCACAGATAGAATGTAATTGTACGCCGGAAGAGGATAAGATCTTTCCTTCTCCGCAACCCACTTTCAAAATGCCCCTCCCAGACGACGAGAAGGGTTACAGATACTATTGTTTGATAGACCCCGCGGCCACGATTAAAGATTATAGTGATTATACGGCTTTTGCTATTATCGCAGTTAATCACATAAACCAGGTGTTTGTACCGGAGAGTTTTTCGATCAAGCGTGGCGGTGATGAGATAGCGGATTTGCTAATAAAGAAACATCTCCAGTATGGTTTTAAGAAAGTTGGTATTGAATTAGGATTGCAGACACATTTAGAAGTTATCATAAAGATGAAAATAGTAGAATGGGAACGTTTGAATAGGGCAAAACTGAAACTGCCGATTATACCCATTCCGATCAAGAGACAGAGCAAGAGACAGAGAATTGATGGTTCCCTTGGTTCTTTGGTCCGTACCGGCAAGGTAAGGATTAATTCGGAATGTAGCAGACTAATTAGGCAGATGGATATGTTCACCGGAAAAGATGGTGACGAGGACGATGAGGTAGACGCTCTCTCTATGTGCGTTTATGTTGTCGAGAGTTTTGCCCAGCATAAGAACCTGGATAAACTGCTAAGGATACCGGGTTTGACATGGAGAGATTTTCATGGAAAAAAGAAAGATACAGGTTGGGGCAAGAACTTCAGGGAGAGTGCGTAGGCTTCGGTGCAGTTATTGTGGCGGCAGAATGTTCAGACCGATAAAGGTGGGCGGACGTTTGTGTTGCAAACGCTGTGATGAGTATATGAAGGAAAAGAAAAATGGATAAAAAAATGACTAAACTCTATGAAAAAGCCGGTAAAAAAAACATAGATAAATTATATGCGGATGTTCTAAGTGATGTTTATTCTGCCAACAACAACATGAAGGAGAAGAAGAGTGGCTGAGTGGATTAGCGTTAAAGATAGATTGCCAGAAATTATTTACGGTGATGATGGCGGGGTGAATATGGTGATGGTATATCTGAAAAATGGTTTTGATGGCAGCGGGGACATTCAAATCTGGAACACTGTCTACTTGCACAACAATAAGTGCAATTTTACCCACTGGACGCCATTACCGGAACCACCGAAGGAGAAGAAGAAATGAAGAGTTTTCAGGAAGCGGTTGAAGATCTTATTAACGGGTATAGTATGGAGAATGAATCAAATACGCCAGATTTCATATTGGCAACGTATTTGTTGTCGTGTCTGAAGGCATTTGATGAAGTCACTAAGAGGCGAGATGAGTGGTATGGGGTTGATTTGTACCCAGGGTGTGGTATAGGGAAGTTATTGAAGGAGAAGAAGAATGGGTGAAAATAAAATTAGTGGTTATCCCACATGGAGTTTACAAGAAGACGGGAATTGGCACCACCTTTTGATTGCTGGTGATAAAATGTATGTGGATGGCAACGAAGTTGTTGGTAAGAATAAAAAGAAACAGAGAGAGAATTGGCATTATTTAGGGCTTCATGATGAAGTAATGTATGTGGACGGCAAAGAGGTGATCTATAAGGAAAAGAAGAATGGGTGATAACGGAACGGATCATACTGAGTTTATGAAGAAAAACATAACACCAGGGTACAACTTGCAAAAGAACGGAACATGGCACCATTTAGTAATTGATGGTGAAAAAATGTATGTGGATGGCAAAGAAGTGATCTATAAGGAACAAGACAATGGTTAGTCAAAGCGGTAACTTCAGTCAACTAATGGGTGCCGCTGGTGGCGATCCCGACAAACTGCGGCGACTGATGAACATATTCAAGCGTGTTCAGGAAGGTAAGAGCATGATGAGTGCTGCCCCACAGGGAGCTGCGGGGAATGTTAGGGCTATGCGTGGTACTCCCGGCATGATGACGCCACAAGGAGTAACGCCAGTACGTCCAGGTAGCCGTATGCCCTTCCAGAAGCAAAGGAACAGGAGATTAGCAGGAGTATAAATGGCACTTAGAGAATATAAATGCAAGTGCGGACATTCTTTTGATTTATTGTTTCCGGGAGAATATCCGAAAACCATGAAGTGTGAAAAGTGTGGTGGGACAGCCGAGAATAAGTTTGGTACTTTTGGATTTGCCCTTACTTTTCGCTACGGTTGGGACCCGGGGGCAGGGCAATACTTTGATTCAAAACGGCCAAGAGACAACTTTCTGGCCGAACACAATCTTGAGCCTGCTCCCGATGGGGCGTTTGAGACAGAATATAAGGGTAAATAATGGCTTTATTTAAGAAGAAACCAGAGATAGAAGAAGAATTACCAAAAGAATATTTGGCAATGAAAACCATATTCGATAAAGAGTATGATTCTGACGAGTATGTGGAACGCCGAAAGAAAATGAATGAGTGGCTTGAACTTTATGAGGCTAAGTTGTGGAAAGACGGCCTTGATGATAACGCAAGCCGGGTACAGGTCAATTACATATTTTCCAATATTCAAGCTCTTTGCCCTCTGTTGACTGACAATAAACCAATTTGGCATATACGGGCAGAAGAACCAGTGTTCCAGAATCTTGCCAACCTTTACAACAAGGCCGGGGAATATTTGTGGGAAGCCGAGGAAATGAGCGACCTTGTATACCTTGTTGAGCTTGATGCCCTACTGTGGCCGGTGGCGTTGACCAAAACCTATTTTGATAGCGAAACCGATAAGATTGTTACTGAGCTTGCGGATCCACGCAATTTTGTTATTGCACGTGGATATGAAGATGTATGGAAAGCCCCCTGGTGTGGGGAGAAATTACGGAAGCCCATGTCTTGGGTAAAGATGAAATTCCCGGATGAATTTGAAGACGTGAAGCCCGACAATGACACCAGTTCTGATAGCCATGAAGACAAAACAGACATGCAGCTTGAGAATGAAAATGTAACAATCTATTATATGTGGATAAGAGACAACAGTGTTGAGGATTACATCATTCAGGAAGCCAACGAGGAAGAGGGAATAAAAAAAGAAAAAGGTACTAGAAAGAAATATCCTAATGGCAGGATTGTTATTTTCACCAATACTGTTGTTTTATCTGACGAACCATCTCCTTTTGAGCATGGCTTCCCACCCTATGTGGCATGGTATGACTATCGAGTACCGCATAGTTTTTGGGGTATGGGAGAACCTCAGCAGATAGAATATCTGCACAAAGAATATAACAGGCAGCTTCAAACCGCTGTACAGTGGGCAAGACTGACCGAGAATCCCAATTACACGATTGACAGTGCATCCGGATTGGACGAAGACGAAGTAAAAGATAAGTTTGCAGAGGGCGGCAATATGTGGGTTGCAAGCCACATGAACAGCAACGAACCGATCAAAATGATCGAGACCGGAAAGATGGATAGAATACATCTCGATTTGCTTGGTATTCTACCTCAGGCGATAGAAGAGGCCAGTAGGGTTACTGAACTGTCCAAGGGCCGGGCAGCCAAGAAAGAAAGGCAGTCGGCCTCTGAAGTGTCCATAATGATTGAGTCAAGTTATACCGGAGTACGGCAGAAGGTACGCAATTTAGAGTTTTCTCTCAAGAGGGTTAATTATTTACACACCTCATTGATGATACAGAATTATACAGCACCAAAATACTTTTCCATGAAGACCGGCGACGAGCAGGGCGAACGGGTTGATTTTGGTCTTGTGGGTAATAGTGCGAATGTATTCAGGCAGACCAATAAGCCCGAGCAGTTGGAGACCGATGCCGGAACGAAGGAATCTGAAGAAGATTATGGAAAGAGATTATCTGAAGATAAAATATACCAGGAAACCGAGAGGTTGATTGAAGAAGTTTTTGGTGATGTAGACCCGATACATTTTAAGTTTAGAATAGAGATACAAACAAACAGCACTTTGCCGATGGATAAACAGAGCCTTGCCAATTTGTATCTGCGCTTGGCTGAGGTAAGAAGCACACCGCAGAGCATTATAGACGATGAGGCGGTTATGGATGCGCTACAGATACCGGACAAAGAGGCTATCCTACACAGGAAGGAACTACTCCGAAAGGAAGAAATGAAGGCAAAGATGCCACCGGCAGCCCCCACCGGGGGACCGAAGAAAGTACCTATGGGGGGACAAACACCCCCGGCTAATTTAGCAGGAGGAATGTAATGCCAATGTCACAGATGCCACCGCAAGGTGGAATGAGACCGCCACAGATGCCAGGCGGAATGTCACCGCAGGGTGGTGGCATAGAAGACAAAGTAAAGAATATGAGATCAATTATGAACCCGGTCGATGCTTCTATGATGAAGCAGGACGGGCAGATTGATCCGAACATGACTGTAATACAGTTATTGGAACAGTTGGGTATAGATCCAGAGGGTCCGGCTTCTCAGTTTACAGATTTTGCGAAAAGACAACATGAGAACGCCAATCCTTTGAATAAGATGAAGGGATTAGCGGGTGGTGGGATGGCTCCGCCAACTAGTATGGGGTCGCAGGGAGCTAATGTTCCCCCCCCACCCGACTTTGATAAATTAATGAGAGGTTAATTATGGAAAATCTGCAAGGGAATCGGTTTGACCAGATCGGACTTCAGCATTTTGCTGAAACACCCGCTGAAGGTCCTATCGAAGAACCCGCTGGCGGACCGGAATCAAGAGAAGCTGCTGTCGCAGACGCAGTAGTTGAACCTGAACAACCGGCTTTTTTCGAGTATGACAAACCTGGTGGCGAGAAGATGTCTTTCAAAGATGCCGATGAGCTTAAACAGGCTTTTGGCAAGAGTTTTATGATGCAAAGGGATTATACCGGGAAGACAACGGCACTAAGGGAACAGTCTGAAAAAGTAAAGGTAAGGGAAGCAGAGCTTGAAAAACAGGCTGAGGATTTGAAAGGTGTTGGAAAAGAATACGGAAAGTTCCGTAACTTTATGAACGCCAGACCAGATACTTATGCTAAGTTCAAGCGCATGGTAGAATCTCCACCTTCTCCTGAAGAAGCCTTCGGTCGTTCAAAAGGTTATGTAGATGAACAACTGACGGAAATTAGGGGAATGTTTGATGAGATGAAGAAGTACAGAGCCGACCAGGAGTTTGATACGCAAAAGAAAGAGTTGTACGCAAAGATGAAAGGCAAGTACAGCGACTTTGATTCTGATGCTGTTGAAAGGGTTCTTGGTAGTCTTTCGGATAATCCCGAAGCCTTAGTTGAAATGGGGTATTTTTCGGAACGTGGTCGATTAGATCCCGTAGAAATGGAGCGCAGGGTTGCAGAGGCGTCAGAAAGAAAACGCCGAGAAACGCCGGGGGTCGTACCTGGTCCAGGTAAACCCGGCAAAGCCAAGAGCTTTGATAACATTGCAGATGCAAGGAGGGCAGCCCAAGAAGCGCAATAGGAGCTAACAAATGGCACTTGCCATAGTTGAAGCTAATACGGTTAGCCGTAAATATTTTGACAAAACCATGACACAGAATGTGTATGAGGATTCTGCTGTTTTATATAAATTAAAAGACAACAGAGCAATTACTGTGGATGGTGGAACTTCTATACAGTTTCCGGTAAGATACCGGAAGTTCGCAAGAGCTGATGCGGTTGGTCCGCATGAGCAGGTTACTTTCGAGCAAAAAGTCACCCGTACTGGTGGCGACATTGCATGGAAGTATTACAACTGTGACAATATGATTTCCTGGGACGAGAGGGTCAAGAACTCAGGGAAGGAAAAGATTGTCAATTTATTGGCTGATAAAGCCGATGAAATCCGTGAAGATATGATGGACAGGTTTGCAACTGACCTTTACACAACCAACCCGAATGGGTTAGGTTTTATTTCTCTTCCCGTTATCGTAGGGACAGACACTTATGCCGGTATTCTGATAGCGGATGTACCGGAGTGGCAATCTACAGAAGATACTACCACTACTGAGTTAGTGCTTTACGGTGCAAACTCTTTGAGTTACTTTGTTAATGCGGCTACTTTTGGCAAGAACTCTCCGACCTTACACATGACTACCAGAGATTTGGCTTCCAAGTTTGAGTCTCTTATTGAACCGCAGAAAAGGTATAAAGAGAAGACTCTTGCAGATGCAGGTTTCACCAATACTACTTTTCATGGTGTTCCTGTTGTTGGTGATGCTTTTTGTGTCGCCAAGATGTGGTTGGGTCTTGATATTAAGCAGTTAGAGCTTCGGTATCATAAAGACTTCAATTTTGACGTATCGGATTGGCAGGACCTTTTTCAGGCTGGCTTTCCTCGTGCTATGGGCAAAGTAATGTCCTGGGCGGGGAATATGACTTGCAGGATGCGGAGATCTAGTTTCAAAGCGACTGCACTAGACTATACCATATAAGGAGGATAATATGGGTGTTCATTTTGTACCCGATGCGTATACATACGCAACCTTTGAAAAAAGGTGGGATTCAGACGGTAAAGTATTTCACAATGCCATAGCTCATGATGCTCTTACAGCTAAGACTCCTTATGGAATCATAGCGAATGAGTATGGTCCCGTGTCAGAAGCTTTACCTGCTGCCGATAAGTACATCTATGTGGGTGTACCAACAGAAGCTGTTGCCAGCGGTGTTAACTGCTGGTTGCAGATCGGTGGATATATTACAGCAGTAATAAGTACGGCGTTGACCGTGGCCCTTGGTGATGGTTTTACCATAAATGCAGGAGCCGTGGCTGATATTGCAGCGGCTTATTCCGGGGCGGCAGGAGAATTTGCCGTAAATGCTGGTACTGCGGGTGCTTCGACAACTCACGCAATGATACTGGTGCCCGAACAGATCATAACTATATAAGGAGGATGATATGGGTGAATTAACTTGTTTTGTACCCGATGCTTACACTTATGCCTCCTTTCAGCCAAGGTATGATTCAAATGGGAAGGTGTTCATAAATGCCATTGCCGGAGATACGCTTACTGCGAAGACCCCTGTGGGGGTGATTTATAATGAGTATGGAGCTGTAACTCTGGCCTTGGCGGATACTACACTTTATTACAGGGTTGGGGTTCCGATAGCCGGTGCTGCTGCTGATGCTAGCGTGTGGTTGCAGCATGGTGGTTATATCACTGATGTAGTCACTGCAAGCATTACTACAGTTGTGGGCTATGGGATTGAAATACATGATGGTACTGTTGCTCTGGTTTCAGCCGATTATTCAGGCGTAGACGCAGAGTTTGCAGTATGTACGGAAGCGTCTGGCGCAAGCACGACCCATGAGTTGATGCTTGTACCAAGATTAATACTTTCGTCTTCGTAAGTTATATAGGCAAGGGTAGCGGAAGAGTATGAAAATTACTTGCTCTTAGCCTGTATTATAGAGAATTAGAGGGGGTGGGACCGCTCACCCCCTATTTAGGAGTTTTAAATGGCTGGAACTAGGAGATGGACTGACAAGTTCAAATGGGGTTCTACGGGTGGTGGCATAATAGAGGCTGGTACTTCTTCAGTACCTCTTGTTATAAAAAATGCTTCAGATCCGTTAGTTCAGATTCATACGACACATTCTTTATTGGCCGGAATAGTAAGAAGCATGGAGATTGTGCAAACACAGACGGTGGCTGATGTCAGCATAGTCAACGAGGCTCTTTATGTAAGTTTTGAGTCTGCCGTTACCACGGGGGAGTGGGCTAATGCTATTGTTGGTAGGATTAGTTTTACTGCTCCAGGTAAAGCTGATGGTGGTATGGCTGCTGCTATCTGTAGCGAGATGAATATGCCAGCGGCCGCACAGACTGGCGGCGTGTATTGTTCGTTGGATGTAGAGATGAATTGTCCAACAAGTTTTACGCATGCTGCTAATACAGCCCTGCCTGTTAGTTTTATCAGGTTCGGGTTGTGGGGTGGTGCAGCGGGTGAGTTTGACGATCATGGAGTGCTTTTCCACATAGAAGGAGTAACTGCTGGTGATGGGCATGTATTTGATACAACGCCAGCTAATGCTGATTTTGCGGCGGATGCTGCACTGAAGATCAATGTGAAGGGAACTGAGTATTGGATTGGACTCTGTGACCAGAAATCATGTGTTGCGTAAATAAATAAGAAGGAGTGAGAGATGGTGTTAGAAATTCAAGAACGGTTGGGAATCATGGGACTTTTAGGCCAAGAGGGGAGCGTGGCTTTCCTTAAGGCTAAGAGAGATATTGTGTCAAAAGTTGGGTTGTCGGCTGACGAGATCAAAGAGTTTGAGGTTGTTGTAAAAGACGGCAGCACTGCTTGGAACCCCGAAAAGGCAAAAGAGAAAGATATTGAGTTCACTGGTGGGGAAATAGCCATTATGGTAGATGCACTAAAAGCATTAGAAAAAGAAGAAAAGCTACTTGAACACCAGCTCTCGCTCTACGAGAAGTTTGTAGAAGGAGGTTAAGATGCCAGCACACAGAGAGGCACAGGGAAATGAGACACGGACATCGGCAGGCAGTACTACTTTGATAGATATTTCTGACCATGGCACTCGACTGAGGCTTAAAACCCTTGTGGTCGGGATTTCGGTGTTTGCAGGTTCAGGAAAGGTAGAAATTACCGATGGTACTACAACCTACTTCGCATGGGAAGCAATAACAACGGGGGGAGGACAACCTCCTTCCGTTAATATTCCTGATGGGTTTGATTGGGGAGCTAACAAAGACATTATCCTCACGACTACAGGAGCAATTACAGTTCATGCGGTATGTACGGCTGAAGTGAGGGGGTAAAATGCCCGCTCATAGAGTAGCACAAGGGAATAAGGGCCGAGTCGGTGGGGCAGGTGTTGGTACCGCTACCCTGATCGACTGTTCGGGCTATGGCTCACGGCTAAGGATTAAAACATTATGTTGTTCTATTGCCGTGTTCGCCAATGAGGGTTTGATAGAAATTACTGACGGCACTACCACCCATTTTTCGTGGAGTGCTGACGACAATCAGGGGGCGGGAAAACAACCGCCATGCCTCAATTTCCCCGATGGTTATGATTGGGGTGATGGTCTTGACGTGATTCTAAAGACCACAAATGCCATTACAATGTGGTGCATAGTAGTGGCGGAAGTGAGGGGATAATGCCCGCACATCGTGTGGCTCAAGGTAACGTATACCTTCAGGGAGACGGTTCTGCGACCATCATTGACTGCTCCGACTATGGAGATAGGCTTAGGCTGAAAACATTGGTGGTAACTTTCTCTCTTGTGCTGGTGAGTTATTCGGTGGAGGTTACAGACGGCACCACGACCATATTCCAGTGGGAGGCAAAGGCCGGAAAGCTGAAACAACCACCGTGTCTAAACTTCCCCGATGGTTACGATTGGGGAGCAGGGAATGACATTATTCTGAAGATAGAAGCTCCGCCAACAAAAGGCGGCCCTGCAATATTTGTTTATGCAATAGCTGTGGCTGAAGCAAGGGGAGAGACATGACCTTAACAAAAATGATTACAAGGATACGGCAACGCTCACGGACTGGTGAAGATTTTGTTCCTGCTGCTGTTATTGTTGATAGAATTAACGAAGCAATGACTCAATTATCCAAAGATATGGGCGGGCTGGTTAAAGAAGCTTACCTCGCACTTACACCAAAGTTTGACCTATCCACCCATCATGCGTTTAATATCACAATAGTGGGTGGAACAAATGCGCTTGTGGCGACAGATATTCCGGTAACTGATGTTTCCGTGAACGACCAGACCGGAGCAGAAACAGCCACCGAGTTACAGGAGCGAATACGGGCAGCAGGCCCTACTACGTTGACGGTAGCATGGAGTGCGTCTACCTATAAGTTCACGATAGATGGTGATGACTGTACTTCGATGACGATCGCAGCTCCCGTTGGAGCGAATTATGCGGATGTTACGGATCTGTTATTTGCCAAAACTGGTACAGAAACAGCCCTAACCTGGGTGAGCAATATTCCACAAGATTGTATGCTTGAGGTAGATCTCCCATCTGACTTTTTAAGGATCAAGGCGGTAGAATGGGACAGGAACCCCTTAAGCCCGGCTCCATTTGATCTGTTTGTCTCACCGCAAGCAAGCGGTGTACCGTGTTACTATCAGATAATGAACAAGAAAATGAGGGTAAATGCTATACCCACTTCTCAAAAGTTATTTCATCTGTTTTATAAATATTTACCAGCTACGATTACTCCCGCATATCAAGAATGTGGGTTATCTTCCAAAACCACAGCTACCGAAACAGGGCTTGCGGCTACAACCCAATACTATTTCAAAATCACAATTGATGGCGGAGCTGAGACTGAATATGACATTACTACTGGTGCAAGAACAACTTTTGCTCCAGTTATAGTTTTGTTGAACGCAGAAGCCTTGGGGTGTACTTTTACTATTACCGGCGGAGATTTGAGATGTACTTCATCTGCTGGTGGTCCCGAATCTTCTATAGCCCTGGCTGCTGGTACTACGGGAACTGACTTATTTGTTACTCTTACTGGTTGGGCGGCTTTTGATACTGCATATTCGGAGCTTCAAGATGAGATAGCGATAGAGGCAGAAATAGAAGATGCAATAATATTTTACGCAACGGCTTTACTATATGAGGATGCGGCAGATTTAGCAAAAGCCAATTACTTCAGGGCCAGATATGTTGTGGCTAAGAATGAGTATAAACAACAATTAGGCAATCAGAACCCAAAGTTCCGGACTTATACGAAAGGAACAATTAGAAAGGATTACCGGGTAATAGTTTGAAAACTTCGAGTATCATTGACGGCAGGGGCGGGGTTGATAAATTATTATTGGTTTCCGGGGAGGGGTTGACAAATTATTATGGATGTGATATAATGATTAACTATGAAACATACATGGATATTCAGCGTACATCCGAACAGCAAGGCTCTTGTAGCAGAGGAACGCCCCGGCCCTCTCGATACTTCTTGTTGGGTAGTAACCAGTCATGTGCCATGTGGAAATGGTTATATTTTTATTGGTTTCAACCCACGGCAATTGGTTTATCGTGCGGTTTACGAAAGAGAGGTAGGCCCAATCCCCGAAGGGTTAATAATAAGACACAGATGCGACAATCCGAAATGTGTCAATCCCGATCATCTTTTAACAGGAACCAAGCAAGACAATACACAAGACATGATAAACAGAAAACGCCACAAATATGGCGAAAAAGCTTCTTGGTCAAAATTAAACGAAATTTCTGTACGATTTATTCGGCAGTTAGAAAAAGCACCAGGAATATTTGCCTATCTTGCTTGTCTTTTAAATGTATCAGAAGCAACTATCAGAGATGCCTATTATGGCCGAACATGGAGGCATCTCAATGAAAACAACGAGCCTAATCGACGGAAGATCGGGATATTATACAGATGAAGCTTACGAGCTTATTCCGAGGAATGGTCTCCTCACGGCTGAAAACTGCTATTGGCGAGATGGCCTACAGCAAAGAGGTGGACATAAGCCCTATGGCACCGCAACATACGCAGTCAATGATGTGGTCCGTGGTGTATCACAAAGATACTATATTAATGATGCTTGGGTAAGCTTCGAGGCTGTAGATGTTGCCCTTGCGGGCAAGGTTAGATTCTTTTGGCGGGCAACTACCGGGCTGACTGCTGTAGACAATACTTTTGAATGGACAACCGGCTTAGAGGTGCACTTCGCAGAAATTGATGGCCATATTGTAGCGGTGAACGGAGAGGACAAACCTGCTGTGATCTACTATGATGGTGCGTATAAAATACAGAATCTTGAAGCCCATGATGTTCGGACAAGAAGCACTACCACCTGGAATGCTGGACAGTATACGGAGGTCGGTCCGGTATGGAGAGACGACACTACTGACGCTCAGGATGTGGGTGTGAATGACTTCCAGATAACAACCGCAACCGATGATGATGGGTTCTTTGTAGCCTGTACGCATACCTTCAACAAAGTGATCGTGGTAGACGCTACGGCTGCCGCCGGTGCGCCAGCAATAGAGTATAGATATTATACAGATGCTGGGGCATGGGGTACTCCCGTGATGGTAACTACACCAGACTGGACCGCTGCTGAAGCAAATAGAACTATTGAGTTTAACTATCCTAGTGATATGGGTAGATATGATGGTGCAGAGAGCGTATTGGCTAACAGGTTCTTGCTAAGGGTGCGCTTCACGACTGCTCCCACCGGAGCGGTAACGGCTGACTCTATGACTGTTTACCACACACAATATATTACTCAGATAACCGGAACCGATCAGCCACACTTTGTTTTGGCACATAATAGCAGGATATGGTTGGCAACAGGATATATTGTGTTCTATTCGCCACCCAACACGGTGACTGGTTGGCGAGGTTTGAGTGAATCCGAATACTTTCTTGAGGGTGGGCCAGAAGTTAGGTCTATGGTATCTCACAAAGGCTATCTTGTGGTGTACAAGGATGCAGCCACCTATGTATTTTATGGCAATTCGCTTGAGTCATTCTTGCGTAAAAAGGTATCTGATGTAGGTATCGGTACGGGTATACGTTCTCCGGTATCTGCTGAACAAGCTTATTATTTAAATCAGAACGGTTTGAGGATGTTTGATGGGGCAAAAGATATAGTTGTGAGCAAGCATATTCAAACTGATATTGACGGATACACCAATTCGAGTGCTGTTGCAACATATTACAACGGAGAGGTATGGTTATCTTTCCCGGATGATAAGATTGTGCTTGTCTTTGACCCTGCCACGATGAAAGTAGACGAACAGACAGGGGATGGGTCGGTCGCTTTCTTTAAGTTCACCGGCTTCCAGGCTGATTATTTTATCAACTGTAACGGCAGCGGTGACACTGGATACTTTCTAGCTGTTGTTAATGATACGACCCCCTATGTGGCAAGGCTTGAAAATGGTACGAATGATGAAATAAGAGATACTACTGTAGTGAATACCGACTATAATATAATGACTAATTACTTGGCCTTTGTAGATTTCCAGACCGAAAAACGCTATGGAATATTGAAGCTGAAACTTAAAGAGGCCACAGCAGAAACCATCTATGCTATTACCCTCAGTGCTGACGGTGGTGAACGTACTGCCTCTGCAAACGTAACTGTTGCCCTTGGCACACGCTACTACAATAGTATCAGCAGAATACCATATACCATAGATGGATATAACATAGCAATACAAATCCGCAATAACCAATTACAGGATGCTGGAATGAGGGGTATTTCTCTGCAATACGAGAAGAAGGAGTTTTAATATGTCAGATATTTATGATAGAGATAGAGATGAGCCATACGGTTCGCCCGATCCTGACCGAGAATATGTAGATCCAAATCCACAACCAGTAATACCAGACGAACGAACTTATGGAAGTTTAACCGCTGAACAATGGTTCACACCACAGTATCACACCGATGAATACTCACAATATTGGGACCCCTTTCTTCAGGAAGGAGAAAACTGGGAGGAGTTAGCTACTACATACGCTGGTATGCCGGTTGTGTCTGGTTATTGGACTGGTGAGGGCGAGAATAGGGTTTTTACACCAGAAAAAAGTCTGTACAGCACAACTTCTCAGCTAGCTGAGTTGCAGGATACTGAATTCCCCACCTTTGATGAATGGATGGGCGGGTCCGGGGCCACTTACGAATCAGACCTTACGCAAACAGATCCCTATGCAGGTATTACAGCTATAGCAGAAGATTTTAATGATTTAAGCGATGAGCAACAGGGGGCCCTAGATGCCGCAGCTATGGCAAATGGTTTTGTAACCCCAGAGGGTACGGGAGATGGGGCGGCATATCTTGATTATATTCAGAGTCAACGAGAGCAAAAAGACCTTGGTGTAATGGGTCAAACCGGAGTAATGGGTACTGAATATGAGACTGCTGCCCGAAAAGCGACACAGTCCAGTATCGAGCAGACAGTGGAAGCTAATATGCAGATGATAGAATCTCTGGGTATGGGTTCTTCGGCTGCTGCTTATGCAAAAATGAATGAGGTCAGTAACACCATTCAAAACATGACCCTGCAAGCAGATGTGAAATTGCTTGAACAAGACATGCTAATGAGACAGATGGAATATGAGGGTTTGCTTGCTAGAAGCGAACAGGCCGCTCAGGCTGGACGGGCCGCAGCCGCACAATATGCTGAAATGATTGTGAATAAGAGAATGGCAGCACTAGAGGGTTATGCTATTCAAATGAATACAATAGTACAAAACAATGCACAGACTCTACAGCAGTACGGTATGGAGCTTGAACGGATTACTTCTCATGCTGAAATAACCTATAAGAGCATCATGGCAGAGATAGGATACGATGAGCACTTAATGCAGCAGAGCGAAGATTACTACAACCAATACATGCAACCCTATTACGATAAGATGGAGGCTTGGTATCAGGCGGAAGAATTGCGGATTGCGGAAAAGGCGGCTGAGGGTGACGGTCTGTGGGGATTTGTTTCTGATATTGTAGGATGGGGTATAGCTATTCTTGGTATCGTAGTGGGAAATCCCGCAGTAGTAGCAGCAGGAGCAGGAGTAGCAGCAGCGGAATAAAGGAGAACAATATGCCTTACACTGAAAGTGTAAATTTACAACGCCAAAGAATAGCAGATATGGCTCGTTCATTATCTGGTTCTAAACAACGGCTTGGCGAAAGAAAGGCCGCAGAAAGAGAGGCCGGTAAACAAAGAATATCAAGCGCACTTGGTAAATTCGGAGAACAGGTACAAGAGCGTAGGCTAGTTAAAGCCCATGGTGAGCAGCAACGATTAACACAAGAAGCTCAGTATGCTCCTGGTTCTGGTTATACTGAATGGGAAAATATACGTGAAGAAACAAGAGCCAGACTAAAGGCAGAATATGGTGCCGCTGCCACTGATCCAGACAGCCCCTATTACCAGCAAAGCGGTGATGTGGGGGCTACTATTGCTCTTTTTGAATGGTTTGATAAGTTGCCTGAATCGCAAAAACAAAATTATCTTAGGATGATAAGAACTGGTACTGTCACCACACCAACGGATGATCCCAATGGGCTAGATGGGCAATCTATGATTAAGGCTATGTTTATGGATTATAGTGCCGGTCTCAAAATAAAAGGTGTAGAAGGTGATGCAGGGGATTTTAGAGCTTGGGTAATGGCAGAAATACAACCCATGCCTGGTTTTAATAATGTAACCGATGAACAAAGGAAATCAATTACAGATGCTCTTGATCTTTGGATACCCAGACTTTTCGAGACAGGTGCGGTAGACGAAGCTCCTGTTGCTGTGAGAGGTGCACCCAGAGGTCAGTCTGAAAGAGAAACCGGACTTGAACAAGAATTGTTACAAAAGATTATGGCAGCTCAGCAAAAACAAATATCAGAAACAGGAATGGGTGAAGAAATGTCAAGAGCGGGGATGGCTAAAACAGCAGCTATTGAGAAACAATGGCAACCCATAATTGATGAGATAAACGAGCCTAAATATATAGGACTTGTGCGGTATAATGAGATAATGCAAATGATACATAATTTAAAGCCAAAACCCTTAGAGGATAAGGCTGAAGAAGAAAAATTAAAAAGAGCACTGTGGTATTAATAGAATATGCCCTTCTTCCCTTCGCAAACAATACAAGGACTCGATGTTGGTTCGTTTGCAGATAAGTATGCTCAAAAACTATACCCTGCCCGCAAGAAACAGACAAGCTTTTTCCCACAACCCAAGCAATTAACACCATCTCAGCAAGAACTACTTCCATATTTACAGATTGAGGCGGAGAAAAAGGCCAAAAAGAAAGGGCTATTGCAGCCAGTTGAGGCGTTATTCAACCTTCTCAACCGTGGTCAATTTTTAACCGCCGGTATCGCACAGCAAGTAATCAACAACATAGAAGATAACCGACCAGTCATGGAAGATATGCCCGAAACTATTAAGCAAGCGGTAACCGGCAAGGTACAATATGATTGGGAAGTAGTGTTATTCGGTGGCAAACACAGGGGAGGCGAAGAATATGAAGGGCTTATGCCTTGGGACCCTACCACCGGAGCCGGAAAGTTCGGCAAAGGAGCGGCAGGATTTATTGCTAACGTTGCTTTGGATCCGCTTACCTATGTTGGGTTCGGTCCTTCTACTGCTGCTAAGGGTGCCGCAACCAGGTATGCTGACGATGTTGTTAAGTTCGCCATTAGGGGAATTGGCAAGGATGCTAAGAAGGCCATTCCTGAAATGGTACAGAAAGGGTTTAGCAAGAAACTTTTTGCTGAGAAATTAGGTAAAAGCGTACCAAAAGCCCTTCAGTACATGCAGAAATATTCCGGTGGTGATGTAACCAAATTCTATTCCAAGCTATCGAAACAAGCCTACAAGAAAGCCCTTAGAACTCCGGGGAAAGAACTCACAGATCCATTATTGAAAGAGTTCGGGGAAGAGTTGGGCGAGAAGGGTGTAAGCAAAGGTGCAAAGAGCTATCTTGAAAAGACCATCGCAGAATTGAAGGCTAGTCCATACGCAGGAGCCGGGCAGAGAGCCGGCAGGTTTATGCGGGCAGAGTTTGGTGTTGGTGAACGGTATCCCAACTGGCTCAAAACAATGGATAAGCTCAAGAGTAGGATGGCTAAGAGCAAAATAGGTGGTAAGTTTTCTGATGCCTGGTGGGGATTAATGAATAATCCCAAATCTCCAGTGGCGAATATCCGCAAAATGTTCCATGTAAGGAACCCCTACCAGAAACTTCTTTCAGTGATGGAAAGAGATATTATTTCTGAGTCTTCTCATTCTATGGTGATTAAGGGTGAGCGCATAATGCGGTCACTTGACGATTTAACCGATGTTGAAAACAAAGCAGTAAGAGACTTTATGATCCAGTCTCAGATCATGCAGGAGGCAGCGAAAAAGACTGGAGAAGTACCATTAAGGGCTTCCGAATTGGTGCAGAAATACGGGGATAAGATAGATGTTGACAAGGTTATCAAGAAGATAACTGAGATCAATACCATGACAAAAGAATGGCGGCAGTTCAACGTGGAAGCCTATGAGAAGGGACTTGCTAGTAAGGTGGGGGAATGGCAGGACTATCTCCCCGAACAGCGGGTCGGTAGCATGGGAGCGAAAAGAGCTGGTACTCAGATGGGGGCTGCCAAGCAAGCGTACACCAGACCCAGGAAAGCGGGATGGTCTGGAAATATAAAGGCCCAAGTAGAGAAAATCAAATGGATGTACGGGGTTGACGATGCAACCGCCAAGAAAGTATTAATGGGTGGCGGTGGAGATCTTAACGTAGACCTACAGGATATGTTGATGCGACGTGCGTTCGCACAAACTAGGTTTGAGCAACGTATCAATATGATAGAAAGTTTTCGAGAATTTGGGGTAAATCTTAACGAGGTAAAGAAGCTTCCCGGTGGTAAGAATATATACCGTGAGTTGACCGGACAGTGGGGACAGCTTGAGCAATTAGGGCTAAAGCCGATCCAGGGCAAGGGACTTAAGGGATATGTGTTTGACCGTGAAATAGCCGATGTATTGCAAAGAGTAGTTGATTTGGGTTCTAACGACCAATCCATGAAGGCAGCGGCAAAGGCATTGAGTAGCTTCACCTCATGGTGGAGGGGATGGGCTACCCTATCTCCGGGGTTCCACGCTCGTAATTTCTATTCCAATAATATGACCGGATTTCTCAAGCACGGTATGGAATGGTTTAATCCTAACGTACATCTTGAATCTATGGTGGGAACTGCAATCGGACTACATGGTAAAGAGGCTGGTATAAGACAGCTATCCAAGATAATGCCGGACAGTCTTATAAAAGAAGTCATGGGGCGGCAGATTGGCAATCAAAGAATTGTCGATTTGGCTGATTGGGCCGGTTCAAAAGGTATTATCACTCGTATGTCAAAGGGATACGGCCAGCCAGAGTCTTTCAAAGAGCTGGTTAAAATGGAAGGCAAACTGTTCGAGAGTATAAACCTTAACCCCATGTCTACTCAAAATGTAGCCATGAAGGGCAGCAGACAGTTGGGTAGCTTTATCGAGTCAAGCGCAAAGTTCCAATCCTTTCTATTGGATCTCCGCCGAAGCGTAAAGCAGGGCGGCAGCATGCAGGCTGGAATGGATTACGCCAAGAGAGAGGCAAGGAAATGGTGGATAGATTATGGTGATCTAACTGACTTTGAGAAGAAAACCATGAAGAACATCATACCATTTTACACCTGGATCAGAGGAAATATAGCCAATCAATTAACAGGGTTGTTGCAGTTTACAGAGATGTATGCCATGATTCCGAAGGCCACACAAGCCTTTACCGCAGAAGGTGGACCAAGCAGAGAAGAAACGCCCGATTGGATGAGAGAGTTAGGTATGTTCCCGATTGATGAAACCGATGGAAAGCCCCGGATGTTTTGGCCGAACTTTCCCTACCAGGATTTAAATAAGATCCCCATTAAGTTCCAGATGGACGAGGAAACCGGATTCCCCGTGCCTATGGCTGGAAGCCCGTGGGATTTGGTGTCTGATATTGCTGCCGATGCTCACCCACTAATTAAGTCGGTTATACAGGTTATTCCAAAAGAAGGGGTTGACATATTCTACCAGGAACCGTTGGGCGAAACCAGAAAAGCACCAAGAGCTTTAAGACTATTAACTAAATCGAAAGGATTGTTGGGGTTTTTGGATGGTATGATGCGTAGAGCTGGCTTCGAAGAGGGCATGAGAGTTGACGTTAATAAGAAAGGCCAGTTGATAATGGACGCTAAAATGGCAAAGGTATTGGAAGATAATATCCTACCTTTACGAATGATACCGCAGTACCTTGACCTCCCGGAGTTGATGTTCCCCGTGCTGGAAGATTGGAAACGAAAGATCACTGGTGCAGTAGACGACTATGATGCTGTAGAGCAGTTCATGCAGACGCTTTCCTTCTATGCTGGTGTCAAGATGAAAGACCTTGAGTTGGAAGATTACGAGTTCAGGGAGAAGGAAGAGCTGTTGGAGAAAGCGCAGGCAGCCAAAAGGAAGATGACTAAGAAACTTCCCGGTGCTGAGACTCGCAGTCAAACATGGAAACAAAAACGTAAAGAATACCAGAAGAGGTTAGGGTTATGAGATGTGTATTAAATGGATTAAGAGGTTATTTATGCTTTCATGGCAAGAAATAGAAGCAGCCAAAGCAGCAGAAGCAGCCGGTACTCTTGAGAACGAAGCCCGGATACAGACCTTACCCCCCGGATATATCAAGGGGTTTGATCTTACCATAGACGGCGACACTGGTGCGCTCACAATAGGTGCTGGATTTGCTGATGTTAATGGTGTATTTGTAAGGCGTAACGATATCCATATAATGACCGATGAAGACTACGGTACTGGTGTACTGGAACTACCTTCCTTACGGTACTATATTTATATCTCAAAAGAATCGGCCTTTTGGGTAGACGTTACCGCTCCCGAATATCAAGCTCTGCTATATGGAAACTACCATCCCGATCTAACATATAGATATATAGGTGAGTTCTATGTCGGTGCTGACGGCAAGATAGCAATAGCAACTTCTTTAGAACAGAACACCGGACAGATTATTGTGGTTGCCTCTTCTACTTATAAAGGATTGAAATACGATAGACTATGTGATGGCACACGAGATGAAGTGGAGATTAATGCTGCCATAACCTATTTGAGCGAAACCTATGGTGGTGGTGTTGTTGAATTGACAGAGGGTACTTTTTATACTGGTGCATCGGTAGTACCAAAAGTCAATGTTGCTTTACAGGGCAGGGGATGGGGTACAATCATAGAGAAGAATGGTGATTTTGTTGGGATTAATGCGATAGGTACTGTCTGCAATAAAATCACTGGTATAATCTTAAAGAATTTTAAAATCACACGGAATAGTGCTGACACAAATGATAAAGAATTAATGAAATTTGAATATACTGATGATCTTTTAATTGATAATATTCTTTTTTATGTTGCTTATACCCGTGGGTTATTTATACTATATTCTGATGGTTTTTTGATAACAGATTGTTTGTTTAATAGGTTCAAAACAGGGGGATTATATTGTTATTTGTCAAGTGGTATTATTAGCAGTTGCGTTGTAAATGGATCAAGCATATCAACTGATCAGATTTGTATGGGTATAAGAGTAACAAGTTGTTCTGATACGATTGTTTCTGCTTGTAAAGTAATAAATATGGAAAGTTCGGTGGGTGCTGTACGTCTACTTGGACTATTTGTTACTGGTACCAATAACAAGGTTGACGGATGTTTTATAGAGAATCTAAAAAGTACAACTGCGGCTGCTGTTTGTGGTATATGGGTAAGATCCGATAAGCAACAAATAACTAATAATTATGTGGAGATTATAACAAATACAGATACGACGAGTGAGGCTTTCGGAATTTTAACCGATGGTGATGATGGTCTAATATCTAATAATTATATTGTAGATAGTTCGGGAACAGGAATAGCGGTTGGTGCTGCCGCTAACCGAAACCTTATTAATTCCAATTTCTGCCGTGCGAACGGTGCTGATGCTGACATAGCGAATGTAAACGAAGATAACTTCTCTAACCGTGGCACTGATACTATGGCTACCGCTAACAGTTGGCAAGAACAAACTGGTAACGCTGACACCACCGGCCAACGAGTATTAAGCGGTAAAGTAGATGTTCATGGAGATCCAGAGTTCTTGTCTGAAGAGAACATAGGTAACGCCACACTGCTAGCCACTACTACACCGGCATTATTGGCCTTTTCTAACGGATATGACGGCGATAGTGCTGTTAATTTTATGAAGCAGGTGGCTGCTGATGTTGAGCCTGCCGCATGGAAGAACCTCACCGGCCTGAAGAAACACTTCCTCTACGCACAGCTTGACGCTGGTGTGATAACCTACGGCAAAACCCCCTGCGATCCTGAATACGCAAGACACTTTCATTCTACTCATAGATTCTCTCAGCACTCACTTCTACACTTTGAAGAACTAACCAATCCAATAGACGAGTTTGCCGATAATGACGCTTGTGGTGGTGGGGTTGTGTGGACTGCTTCGGGAGCGGCGAGAAGTGCTGTCCAGAAGAAGTTTGGTAGTTATTCCTACCTATTCGATGGAGCTAATGACTACATTGAAACCACCGATATAACAGATTTACAGAGACCTTTTACTTTGGAGTTGTGGTTTTATACAACAAATAATGCTGACACGCAATATTTTGTCGGTTCAAAAAATGCTTACTCTTTTGCTATTGATTTTAGTGGAGCTTCAGGTGATCGGGTACGATTGCAAGCTTCATCCGATTTAGCCAGTTGGGACATAGCTAATAGTGTCTATGGAGTAAATGCCATATCAATAAATGAGTTCCACAAAACGACCTTTGAATGGGATGGTTCTTTTTATCGGGTATATATAGATGGGGTATTAGAAATTGAAGTAGCCAATACTACTCCGTTATCTATAATGACAGGACTACAAATTGGAAATGCTGTAACGCACGCTACCGCTGCCTTGGATGGCTACATAGACGAGTTCCGCCTAACAGTCGGTAACTGCCGTTATGGTACTGCTCACGCTGTTGAAACAGAAGCCCTCACTCCCGATGCTCAGTGGTTCGATACTCAGGCTATGAAATATTTTGAAGGGCATCCTGGTGATTGGACAGAAAAGAAACGATTAATGCTTGGTGAAGCCAACGCAGATAGAAGAGTTGGGGCTTTGCTACATTTTAACGCTGCTGCTGATACTACCGATTGGACGAAGCTAATAGATGAATATGGGAATAAGTGGATTTTTGGGGGGACTGCAAGGTTAGATACTGATGATAATGGTGGTGGAAATATCGCTCCGAAGTTTGGGAATAGGTTCCTCTGGATGGATGGTAATAGTGATTATGGTAGTTTAGACCTTGGTTCTGACACTATAGGAAAACTTGACTTGGGCAAACCCTTTACTTACGAAGTTTGGTGGTATACGGCGGACAATACGCAAGATTCACAAACAGCTATTAATCTTGATTATAGTAGTGCTTCTAACTTTGGTTTAATAGTTCGTTATAGTGCTACAAACAAGTTTGATGTCTATATATCTTCTGACGGGGCAAATTGGGACATAGCCAGTGATCCAGATGGGTCCGACGCATTGGGTATAGCCAACTACACTTGGTACAAAATTACATTAGAATGGGACGGTTCTTATTATAAAATCTATCTAAATGGGGTGCAAGTTTATTCCAAGACTTCATCGGTTGCTACATGCGATTGTCGTTATGTTGTTTTTGGGACGTATGCCGCAGGAAGTCGGCATAACGGCGGCGTAGACGAGTTCCGTCTCACGATAGGTCACAACCAATACGGTGCAGCACATACCCCCGAAACAGCAGAGTTCTCTACCGAAGGAACTATTGATACTTGTACCTCCCACATGCTCCGGGAAACTTACGAAACCAATCATGCTTCTCCTGGAAAATTAACCCTGTTGAAAGAAAGCGAAAGAAGCACGGGATGGGATGTCAATATAAACCCCACTACGGCATGGACAGAAATTGATTTCTCTTTGGTGTGTCCGCCGGGAACAAAGGCTGTTCTCGGCCTGATGTATATAAAACAAACTGACACTACAGCAATATTGTGTGCAAGATGTAGTTGCTCTTACGAAACCAATGTAGACAGAACAACAAAATATGTTAATCAAAAGAGTGCGAATTATGTATTTGCAGTTCCAATAATGTTCCGGGCAGAGCACGGCATATTTAATATTAGAGAATACTCTGCTAGTAATGAGATAGCTGAGTTCAAGTTCAGAATACACGGATGGTACAGACGATGAAATATATATGTTCAGAATATCAAGGTAAACTTTATCTTCGTGGTAAGTGTTGCCCCAACGAGAACTATCAAGATTGGGAGTGTGTCGACATAGACTTTAATGCTCGCAACCTTTTCCTTGACGATAATGGCAGACCTATCCACCGAGTAATAGATGGTAAGGTGGTGAACGAACCGCTTCCCAAAAGCAAAGAAGAGCTGAAGGCAGAGAAAGAGAAAAAGGATAAAGAGGATTATATAGAAGCCCTTCCCGATTTAGTTAGGTGTATGACAAAAGAAATAGAAGATTTGAAAGCAGAAATAGCCAAGATAAAGACTTGATTTTTTTGCCGTTTTGTGATATAATACGGAGGTTAAAATGACTACTAACGGAACAGCTAAGTGGATTGGCGGGCTGCTCGCCGTAATTACTCTTTGCTTCGGGATAGTGGGCATAATGTATGCCGGTGCCCTGAAGCGCATAGAACTAAACGAGGTTGATGTGCGGAGGATGGATAAGAACCAAGTTTTAATAATGTATCAACTGGAGGACATCAATGATAAGCTTGATAAACTTTTGGAAAAAAGGGTTGACAAAAAATAGAATGTAATATATACTAAATTATTATGAAAATTTGTAAAATTGAAGACTGCGGCAGGAACCATAAGGCAAAGGGTTATTGTAGTAAACATTATCAGAGATTCAAAAATCATGGCGATCCATTTTGTATGAAGCTAGAAAGGCACGGCAAGATGAAGACACCAGAATATATAACATGGCAAGCCATGAAAAGCAGATGTTATGATAGAAAACATAATTATTATAAACGCTATGGCGGTCGGGGGATAATTATATGCGATAATTGGCGAAAAAGTTTTATGACTTTTTTGAAAGATATGGGTCAACGACCCTTCCCTGAAGCGCAGATAGACAGAATAGATAATAATGGCAATTATGAACCCGGTAATTGCAGGTGGGCAGGGGGGGTTGAAAATTGTAGACATCAGTCATCAACAAAACTAACAACAGAAAAAGCTATAGAAATAAGGAAACGGTATAATATTGGAAATATAACTCAAAAAACACTGAGTTCTATTTATGGAGTAACACAGGGCTTGATAAGTTTTGTGGTAAATAACAAAAGATGGGCATAAAAGAGTAACCGAATGTGATCTCGGCATGGTTGTTGAGTCGGATGAGAAGGCTTACCGATCAGAACAAATATATGAGGTCTATATTATGGGCGTATGCCAATGGTAAAACAACAGGAAGGGAGGAAGCAGAACAGGCAATAAAGATAGTCGAAGGTTGGGAGGACAGTAATGATATTACAAAGAGATCTAAGACTTAATAATAGCATTAACAAATTTGGGTGCTATTTAATGTGCATCTTTTTCCTTGTCAATAAGTATACCGGCTATATGTTCTCTCCACAGATTATCAAGGATTTATATAAAGTGTTTATATCACATGGATATATTGATAAGGATTGTTTTATCATTGATCCAGAGGCTATTTTTGAGTTCCTTCAGATGCCGGTACAATACACACAAAGACACGAATTACCCATCAGACAGTGCAGGAATAATGAGATTGAGGTACTCATGTTTAAACTTGCCAGATTACATAAGCACGCCTGGAAGCACTTTGCGGTGGGTAATGGTAAGGGAACTGTAACATACGATCCCTATGGAGTGAGCCGGGCGGTGGCTGAGGGCAGATTGATAAGCAAACGAATCTTCAGGAGGCTATAATGGTTAAAAAAGGTATTTTTATAACCGATACACACTGGCAGCAGGATGTTCCGCTCCATGCTTCTTATCTTGCTGTTAAATCATTTGCTAAGTATTTTAAACCGGATATTGTGGTGCATGGCGGGGATCTTGGAGAGTGGGAGTTCCTAATGAGCATAAACGAAAGGAAACTTCAGCTCATCAGTGGAAAAACCTATATTAAAGAATATGACCTCATTAATAGAGAATTGGATTTTTGGAAGTCTCTACCGAAAGAAAAACCCTATATACTTCTAGGCAACCACGACGAGCGGGTATATAAGGCCATTGAGAAAAACCCCATGCTTGAGGGGTCTATGGAATGGGAGAATCAGGTTGACCTGAAGGGTACGCATTTTGCCCGATGGAGACAGCCCGACCAGCCGGTAAGAATTGGAATACCCTATTTTGCTCACGGCTGGTATACGGTTAAATATCATGCCAATAAACACTTAGAATCCTTTAGCGGAAATATCATTTACGGGCATGTTCACAAGTTTCAGCAAGCTTCAAAGATATTACATGCTCAGAATCAAGAGATACAGGCATGGTCTATAGGCTGCCTGAGAGATCGTAATCCGGACTGGATAGCAGGGCCTAACGAATGGCAGAATGGGTTTGCCTTGTTCTACCTGAACGGTAAGAAATCATTCAACGTATATCCAATCAATATTATTAACGGTACTTTTGTAACTCCCTGGGGGGAGCTGTGGGACTACCGCAAAATATACAAATACGCATTAAGAGGAGATCGAAGATGAAAGTTTTAAAAAGAGCATATGAATTTCTTATTAAGCTATTCAGTATTAAAGTAGCATTATTTGTTATCAGCACTTGGGCGTTATACCATGCTTTTATCAGTGAGTGGGTATGGTTTGGGACAGCTTTGCTGCTGATCGGCGGGAGAGAGATTTCCAAAATACTTGCGTCAAATTTAAAACTAGGAAAGTAGGGATGTTTAAAAAGATAGGTGAGTTTTTCAAATCTATATGGTTTTGGGTTCAGTTGATAGGTATGGCGATTGTGGTGCTTGCCGTACACCTGTTCACCAAAAATCGCAAAACGATGGGCGGTTTAAAAAATATACAAAAGGCCGCAGAGAAAGCGGCGGAGGAAAAATATGAAAAGATGTCTGATGATGATGTTGTTGATAGTCTTGTTAATGCCAACGATATACGCAACACCGCAAGTAAAGGAGCCGACGATAGCAGAGCTTTATTCCACAATCGATCCAAGTCTATATTATCCTGGCTCGGTAGTAAAGGAGTTCGCAGAGAGGATATTCCAAGAGGCTGATCGTTACGCTGCCCATGCCTATCAACAGGGCATTATGCAGGGTGCAGCTATGGCAGCTAGGCCCCTACAGGCCCGGATTGAAGGTCTTGAAGCATGGCAGGATGAGGCAAAAGATAAGCTGCTTGATGGAGCTGTGAAAACTATACTCTTTACGTTAGGCGGTATCGCAGTCGGCATTACTATAGGTGTTATTGTCTGGTGAATTAAAGCGCATTAATCACATCTTCCACACAGGTCGCCACAACAACCATCCCCCCGGCAGCCTCTATTTCTGCTTTACATTTTACCTGTGCGGGTTTTAATTTTTCCCCAGGTTTCTTACATTCTATGCCGAGAAATTGCCCATCGGGAGGTATCACTGTGATAACATCCGGCCAGCCAGCAGGACCAAGGTTCACCCAATAACTACCTACCCTGACCCTGCCAGACTGATTACGAGTGGCGGGAATATTTCTTAACTTCAAATAGTCAAGAATTTCACGCTGTATCTGATTTTCACTGCGTTGGCGGACCATAATCCCTGTATAACCTCTTATCTTCTTCTACGCTCATCCCACCATCTACCCTTGCGTCTCGTAGCCTCTTTTTGTTGAGTCGCCTTTGTAGCTTTTCCTTGGCTGCTTTTAAAGATGGGCCACGAATAATTTTGCTATCCAATACCCTGTAGTGGTAATATATTACGAAGTCTTGGTCCATTATAGTGTTGCCCCCCATTGGGTAGCCATTGCCTTTGCTATACCGGGGAAAGTTTTGCTACGAAGTTTGCTTCTTTCTGACGAGGGGGCCATTTTCCAGACTTTTTGTTCTCGCCCGGATACAATATCGGTTGGCTTTAGTGGGGGCAAATTATCCAGCCAAAAGCAGGTTGCTTTTGTTTCGCCATGTCCAAATTGCCACGGTTGTATTATTTGGTCCGGTTTCCTCCAGACGGTTGACATAATACCGATTGGATTTTCAATAGCCAACCGCTCACATTCACAATTCGCAAACAGCATAAAAAAATCTATGGCTTCTTGTTGTCGTCCGTCTTTCTGTTTTTCTTTAAACCATCTTGCCCCGCTAACAGCCAAATGAGTACAGGGCGGAAAAGCAATAATCATATCCCACCATTTACCACTCGCCCAGTGCCGTACATCTTCCTCGAAATGCCATTCGGGATGTCCGCCAGAACAAGGCAAAACATCGCAGGAGTAAGCCTCATGCCCCAAATTACGAAAAGCAATAGTGACAGCCTGACTTTCTTCACACGCTATTAATATAGCCATCAGAAGGGGATGTCGTCTTCAAAATCATCGACCTTCTGCGCCGGAGCAGGCTTCTGTGTACTTCTTTCGCTGGTGAACTGGATATTATCAATCAGTATGTTGACCTTGCTTCTGTGCTTACCCTCCTGTTCCCATCGGTCTTGCTTGAGAGATCCGTCAATTACTACTTGTTTGCCCTTTAGCAAATACTCAGCAAGAGCTTCAGCACGTTTACCGAACAGGACAGCATCAAAAAAACTTGCCTCATCCTCCCATTTGTCGTCCTTCTTCACACTTCGATTGACGGCTATTGAGAGATTAAGAATAGCATAACCGCTGTTGGTATATTTAAGTTCGGAATCTCTCACCAACCTACCCACTAAAAATACTCTGTTAATGTCTTTCATCTATTTCTCCTTATTCATATCTGCAAATTACGGATCATGGCCGCAAGATTCATAACATCAATCATATTCTCTGGCGTAAAATCTTTTTCAGCATGTTCTAATAGTTTTACTTTTAAAAATGGCAATACAATGGGATCATCCCATCCTCCCCACCCATCCATATATTTTTCCTTTAATTTTTTAAACATCTCTGAACCCGCATCGGTTGCTATTGCCCTTAACGCCTCTAATTCGGGAAATTTGCGTTTGCAAAACATATCGATTGTTATCATCTGTTTCTCCTTATATTAATCTACTCCGCACACTATGGATAACAGCTGCCATTTTTTCATTATCAGACTGTAATCCTGCATTTTTTGCCCTTAATTCCTTGATTATATCGTCTCTTCGCTTCAAATGATCTTGCACGGTTCTTTTCATGTTAGCGGGGTCACGTAACCATTTACGATTGACACGTATCTCAGTGATATAACACATTAGCCAAATGAAAAGTGAAAAGGAAATAGCAGTAAAAACATAGGGTGTAACGATACGGACCTGCTCTAAGATGGTGAGACTCATTAAATTATTCATTATCCCCCTCCCCTCCAAATCTTCACACGCATCAATTGCATTTCTGCCTCCTTCACAGCCCATTTGCGGTGTTTCCTCTGTCGCCCCATTTCCCCCATCAACCAATCCAACAATTCCCCCAAATCGGGTATTGTTTCGGTTCGGCCCGTTTCCTTTTGCCATAATGATTGAGCTTTTTTTAAGCGAGGTTGCTGTAGGTCAAAGATGTGATTGAAGGCAAGATTTTCGTCCTTGCACTCATCAAGTTCTGATACGAGCCAGCGCCCCAACGTACTTATGTATTCTGTAATCTCTGCGCCCTGAGTCGGATTAAAATATTGTTTTGCCTCTTCCAGTCTATCTTCCCACTTTTTTGCTATTAACTTATCCGGCTCCAATCCCGTTAAATCTACTGGCCCGAATTCATTATCACTCATGCTATATCTCCTTATCTATCAACAAGTAAGGTAATTACTATAATTTCCCTTTTACCTTTTTCATCAAGTCTTGACAAAACCTCTCCCATTTTTCACGGCTAATATGTTCTTCAGTTCTTTCAATTTGCAACAAGTGTGGTTTCGATGGTATATCCTTCTCATATTTCATAATAAGCCCCAAAACAGGCGGTGAAGAATATTGGTGGTTCCTGGTGATTTGAGTAAATATTTGCTGTAACCATTGGGGGCTTGTATTTTCGTAGTGTTTAGCTATTATTTTCTTCATAGCAGGGCCAGAATATAGTCCATAAGCCGCTTCAAGGGCTTTTGCGAATCCTTCAGGAGTTATTTGTGGCATGCTTGGCCTCCAAAGCTTTCATGTATTTATCAAGGGCTCTCTGTTCCTGAGCCTCGGTCGACCAATCCCCGCCCTTCATACAACCCGCCAACCATGCCTCTCTCACCAGTTCCTTGACACGGGGTAGGTCAATCAACCGTGGCTCTTCAGCTTCACTCTGGTAATACTCTATTATTTCCTTACTTATCGCTTTATCCATGCTCTCTCTCCTTTACCTCGGCTTCGTTTATAGCTGTTTGGCGATGCTCGTCTGTGTAATTTCGGGATATGGTTTTTTTACACGCCGTCTTTGTGTCTGCTATGATTTGTTGTACCACCTGCGCCACTTCAGGATGATTGCCATAGTTGTATAACATTTCGCCCATGATTTTCATGGTCATTTTCTCAACATAGGTCATGCTTCTCCTCCTATAAACGCATCAACATCGGGATCTAGTCGTGTTTGCTTCGTCGCTTCTAAAACCTGGTCCCATCGGTTATTAAGTGCTGAGGGTAAAGATGGGCACCCCCGCCAATAATCTGTTCTACCTGTTTGCTTTTTCCATAGAAAAACCCGTATCATATCATAGAGCAAAGCCTTGACATCACCATTCTTAGCTGTATTCTTTGCTTTTTTGATTAACCCCTTGATAGCCACGGCCTCTTTTGGATAGTTGGAGAAACGATCATCGTTCATGGCAAGGAACCCATTCTTCAACCATGTTTGCAGATCCTTATCAATTACAATAATCTCTTTTCCCTTCGTATCCAAAAGCTCCCGCAAAACCGCAGTTATTTTAAACTCTCTGTCTACCATATCAGAATCATAAGGTATTGAAACAATATCATCAACTGCCTTTTCTATGGTCATTTATATCTCCTATAAGCAGGGGCAGGATTCGAACCTGCAAAGGGATTCTTCTTTTTAAGGTTAGCTTACGTACTGTAGGAGTCCAAACCCACATGTGCTTAATTGTCCTAACCTCCCGCCGCTTTTATTTTCGCTGTTGCTGGGGGTCAAAAATATTTCCTCCCTGCGGCAATGTCTACCAATTCCACCACCCTGCTCCAGCTAGCCTTCCAGCCAGCCCGTGAACGTCTTTTCGCACCCCGGCGGAAATGTTCATTAAAACCGCATAGGACGTGGCATGAGTCGAACATGCACCCCTCCGACTAGTGCCCGGGACACGCCCTGTATTTTCAAGAAAAACAACCTCGCCTAATTAATATTGATCTTATTGTGGAGGTTGGAATATCATACCTTTTGCTCAATCTCTTATAACCCAAGCCGCTCTTATAGCTTTTACATATACTTGACTCAACCTCATTTGAATATTTTCTTAAAAACGAAGCAGCTCTTTTCCCATGGACCATCCTTTCTTCTTGTGGAATATCCATCATATTATCGTGCATGCTACCAATAAAAATATTATCTTTTGAATTATTCAAACCATTACCATCTAAATGTCTGACAACTATACCATCTTGAAAAAGTTTATCTCCATACTTTTGATATGCAATTATCCTAGCTACTGATATGGGAACCGACGTTCCCTTATACCCCACATTTACAGTCTCTTTTGTATAATTGTTTATAGTCTTAATTGCTGTTTTTCTTTTTCCTCTAATACCGTAGGTAATCCCATCTTTCACGTATAGACCTCTTTCAACAGCCCGCCTTAATGCTTTATTCATCTTACTCATATATGCCTCCATTAAGTATAATATAACACTATATGGAGTGGGTGTCAATACCATATCCATAAAACCCTTGTCCCCGCCGACCTCTCACAAGGTTTACAGCAGGTCGAAACCATTCACAGCCCCTATTTATACCTCCACACA